CTAAAAGCATATAGAGCTGCATTGTAATCTTTTGGAAAAATCTCATAACATAAATCTTGACGATTAGAATAACCACTGGTCTCTAATCTTAAATAAATTTCTAAATCAAATTCCACGCCGTCAACTTTAATATTTCTTTTTATTATGTTTCTTCCCATTTAAATCTTTCATCTTTTTAATTTCTAAATCACAATAGTGTTTGATTTTCTCTAAGTCTTCTATACCATTTTTATGTAAATATCTACAAACATATTTCACAACATTACCTTGAAAAAATGATAAATCATTTTTTGAAATAAATTCATAGGGTTGAATGTAAAAGTCTTTGTAGTGAGATCCTCCAATTTGTTTATCTTGTGGAAATGCTTCTTTAAATAAGTCCTTCGACGTCATAACCTTGATCCTCCTTTTTTGCTGACATAACATAAAGATTTTGTTTTGTACGTGTTACTCCAACGTACCAAACTCTATGTTCTTCGTCTTGTTTGTCCGGACTCTTTTCTATAGAGTCTCGAATTGTTTTAGTATTATCTAACATTAACAATACATTGTCGGCCTCACCACCTTTTGCTGAATGTATTGTAGATAATTTTATTCTAGGGGGTTTATTTAATTCTTCCCCATTACTTAACATCTCTCTTATATATAGACATTCTTCGTAGTCTGATTGAAATACATCGTACCATGGTGTACCTTTATCAAATCCAAATTCTGTTAAATCATACATTCTTTCTTCTGTAATTTCTGTGTCTGTACCAGTATATTCAAATATATCTCTTACTTCTGCTAAAGATAATTGATCTCCTTTGGTCCAACGTGTGTAGTTTAGAATTGTTTTAAACAAAGTTATCTTATAACTTTTACGATCTTGAAACTCAAAATAAATACCACGTTCTTTTAGTGTAGGTTTAAGTCTATTTAATTTATCATTGTATCTTGCTAACACTAACCATGTTCCCTGATCAAGTGGTGCATCTTCCGTGCTATAAATATAATTTACAGTGCCCTCTTCTTTTCTAGCACTCCAACTTTTTTGTACTCTCCTATCATCTGGTATTTGTTTTAAAATTTTATCTGCAAGACTTTGCACGAGTTGTGGAACTCTGTAAGATTGTGGCAAAATTATGTCCTTCTTTGAAATTTCTTGCTGAAATTTTTTTACATCTGCGCCTGCCCAACCATAAATTGCTTGATCATCATCACCTGCTAGTATAACATATTTGCTATTTTCCTTGATAATATTGAACATTTTCCACTGTATCGGTGATAAATCCTGTGCTTCATCGATAAATGCTACGTCATATTTTGGACACAATCCGGACACAATAAATTTCTCAATCATATCTGTAAAATCTATCAGACCATAAGATTGTTTGTAGTTATCTACTTCATCAGAAATAATTTGTATCAATCTTTTGTCCATATCTTGTGAATACATGTCTGTATTGTACTCTTCTTCTGCAGTTATATTTTTTATTCTAGCTGCATTTATTAAATTAAAATATTCACTATCGGAATTTATAAAACCTGTGTTCTCTTCACCACGAGAGTAAACTGTAACCTCAATACCAAGAGTCCTACCTATATCTTCATAGTGTTCGTCTTGCATAACTTGAGCTTTCTTCATACCTAATTGAGTAAATGCCAAAGAGTGTAGGGTTCTAAAATGTTTTAAATCTTTTCTTTGAAACCTTGGGTATGCATCTAACATTCTATCAATAGCTTCGTTTGCAGCTTTCTTTGTAAACGCAAAGTAACCTATTTTATCTACGGGTGTACCTAGTTTTAAAAATGTTTTAACATACTTTAATAGTTTAGTTGTCTTCCCCGTTCCCGGAGGCCCGAATAATTTCCTACTGATCATAGTATGTCCGTCTTATGTTTTGTTTTAGTGTGATGGATAGGTACTTCTTCAAAAGTTTTTCTATTGATCTGTATTATATTTTTTGTTGATGAGTTGTACTCACCAACTTTTTTTGATGGATATCTTTTTTGTTCTAAGAATTCTATTTCACAATCCTGGTATGTAACCTGCATCATACGTCCTGTTTTATCTTCACTGTACTTCCAGTTCTTTGCTTTTAGTTTGTCGTAAAACTTTTCAAACTTAAAGTATGCATAGTCACCTTCAATTAATACTGATCCAGTTTTAAATGCAGCATCACTTGTAGCCTTAGGTCCATTTATTTTTGCATGTAATACATCGTGTAGTTTTTCTTTTGGTGATGTACCTACAGGTGGTAACACAACTTTCTGTGTTGTGTATAATGCATCCATAACAACTTGTTCTTCTTCACCTTTAATTAATGGTGGAAAGAATCCAGCAGCTTTTGATATTGCATTTCTTCTTTTACGTTGATCATTTAAATGTTCTACAGTTTTACAGTGTACGGTAGCTGTACTGATACCATCTGGTTTTGTTACATCAAATTCGTATTCTGGTTCTGGATCTAGATCTATCTTCTTTAAATTTGTAAGTGCAGGATAAGAACCTTTTGTACCACGCAAGACTCCAAATTTTTTCTTCACACAAATACCTTTTTTACAATGTTCACTCAAAGGACTTTCATTACATTTGTAGCCTTTAGATCCTCTGTTCCATGATTTAGTTTTTGCAGCTAATTTTTTATCATCCCACGCATTTGCATCTGCACCTGTAAAATATTTTACTGGAGCATTTTTTACTTTCTGTTCCCAATTGTCTGGATACTTTAGTTTCACCATGACATGGTAGTTGTACATGAATCTATCTTTACCATCGAACTCTGGTTTGTTTGCTATCTTAGATATTGCTGCTAGACATGGTGGACCATCTACAAATTCTTCGTCAACGCCTTCCATTGTTTTTGCTTCCATCTCTTCTGTAATTTCTTTCAGTCTTTCTTTTGGTACCAGGTTTGCGCTTATGACCTGCATAAACTGTTCCAGTGTAAAGGTTGTACCATCTATGTTTAAAGCTTTACGCTCCTCACCGAAGTATGGTAAATTTATAAACTGTCCTGGTCTTAGTTGACCAGTCTCACTATCTTTTGTTAGCTGTGTTTGTTTTGGAAATATTTCTGTATCCTGTTTGAGTCCAAACAAAGATAATAAATTTGTAAGAAAAGATCTAATCAGTGATGCGTTTGTAAACTTCTCCATAAATAAAAATAAATGAAGACCACCACTTTTAGATTCTACTGGTAGTAAAGGTAAATCATATCCTTGTATGATATCTAAATAATCTTTTTTATTAAAGTTAGCATAGTCTTTTGGATCTATGTCTATGACTCCAAACTTAACTTCTGAGTCTTCTGTACATGGCTGTATACCTATAGATAGTTTACCCTCTAAATGTTGTTGATAAATATCTTTAGTAAGTTCTTCGTAGTTCCATCTGTAGACTGGTTTCTTTTTACCTGTCTCAGAATCTACTCTGGAATCCTGGTGATTAAAATCAGCTACACCATAGGCATTCCTGTATCCGTTAAAATATTCTATGTATCTTTCCATAATAACTGTTTCTGTGGGCCCTCCACTCTCGCTTTAGGCCCACACTGTGCACATATCCCGAAGGAATTATATAATGCTAGCTTGGTCCTTAGGTTTATCTTCACCATGTTTAGCTTTAACACTTCCTTTGGAAATGCTATCGCTAAAACCTTTAGCTTGATCGTAAAGACCTTTTTCAGTTACTGGGCCAACTTTACTAACTTCCCAACCAAACCAAGTGCCTTTATCGTTCGACATTTGAGTAGTCTTTAGTTTGTAAATGTGGCTGAAAGATGCCGGTGTAAACATTCCGTTTGCACCCTTCATCTTAATTCCAGACATCATAGAGTTCCACTTTCTACTAATTTTTAATTGAGTAGATTTCATAGAAATCAATGCAGTCGATGGACTATCTCCCGCTACTATAACAAAGTGAGATGCAGTCTTCTCAATATAATTACCGTTAGGTAATCTATCTTTGTAGTTTGCATCCGGTGTTGTTTTGGACATGATATCAGATGATGAATCATAGATTGCAACTGGTGCACCTAGACCTTCTCCTCTATCTTTCCATTCGATGTACTCCAACTTATAGAAGCATGGAATTACATCTATACCTTTTACTCCGTCATAGAGTTCTCCAGAGACAGAATTGTAAATCATTCCTGGCTCTGCACCTTCAACATACTTACCATCACGTTTGTTAACTTCCGGTGAAAGTTGTCCTAGGATTTTTAAAAAAGGTAAGGCAAGATCTTCTTGACCTATTGCACCTAAACCTTTTGCTGCATCGTCTTCAAACATATTTGCTGGAAGTGGTGCAGACTTTTTCTCTGTTACTTGGTTCATGTTTATTTACTCCTTGTTACTTTGGTTCTGTTTCCTGCGAACACGTTAAATAGATCAGAGGGCATTTCTTGTCCAGATTCAAGACGCTCTCTGACCAATGCTTTTAGAGTCATTGGTTCGACCTTAAGTTTCTGGACAGGTTCAAACCCTTGACCCTTTGCAAGGTTCGCATAACTGCTAGCCTTGTTATCTTCGTTACGACCAAAGGAAACTGTAATCTCATTTTTAATAAGATCACCTAGGCCGTTTTCTCGAAGCCATGTGTATGCTTCTTCCTTTTTAGCTGCGGAAATAGAAGCACCATAAACTGGTTTTACTTCAACTGAAGAACCATCTGCTAGTTTTAATGTAGAGATATTCATCTCCTGCATCATGGTAGGTATAACCTCACCAGAAACTAATTCGATATGTCGTTTCAGTTCTTTTAATTCTTTTTCTTTTGTCTCAAGATCATCCTCTAATTCTTTTAGTTTGATAACCTGATCCGATAATGATTTCGCATCGTTCACTGAATTTAGATCTTCTCTCTGATCTTCCTCAAAGTTTATTGATCCACTTCCAGTAAATGTTTTAATTACTTCACTCATCTATTTTTCCTTTCTCGTATAAATTAATTTTAATAGGATAGTATTGTCTTTCTTGTCTGTCCCATTTGAGTAAATTGTATTTGCCGTTTGTAATATCAGATACAATAGAACATGCAACACCAATAATAGCAGGATCACCAGTCAACAATAAATAATCATCAGCCTTAAAATCTTTTAAAAGTTTTCTAAGTTTGAAAATTAATGGTCCTGGTGAAAAAATAATTTGAGATAATTCCGGTAATAAAGTTTTGAGTTCACCATATTTTTGTGCACCCATAATATTTATTTTAGGAATACCTGCGGCTGTGCCTGGTACTTCTTGAATTACATAAACTATTCTTTCTGACATTGACAAAAGATATAACATCGATTATATAGAAGTCAATACAGAAAGAAGAAAAATATTATGAATTATAAATTTAAAACTAAGCCATACGAACATCAGCTTAAGGCGTTAGAAATGTCTTGGGACAGACCTTACTTTGCATACTTTATGGAAATGGGTACTGGTAAATCTAAAGTGTTAATAGATAATATATCTATGCTTTATGATAATGGTAAAATTAATGGTGTGTTAATTATTGCACCTAAAGGTGTTGTAAAAAATTGGCATGAAGGTGAAATACCTACACACTTAGTAAATCACATAGAACATAAAAATGTTTTGTGGCAATCTTTAATTAATGTAACCCAACAAAAAAAGTTAGATACATTATTTGAAACAGGTGAAGACCTTCATATATTAGTTATGAATGTAGAGTCTTTGTCTACTAAAAAAGGTGTAGCGTTTGCAGAAAAATTTTTAAATTCTCACAGAGCATTGATGGCTATTGATGAGTCTACTACAATAAAAAATCCAGAAGCCAAACGTACAAAAAATATTGTAAACCTTGGTAAGCTTGCAACATACAGAAGAATACTTACAGGTTCACCGGTAACTAAATCACCATTAGATTTATATAAACAGTGTGAGTTTTTAGAAGATGAGTTACTAGGTTTTAATTCTTACTACGCATTTAGAACTAGATATGCTGTCATGAGAACAGCAAACTTTAGCGGAAGATCTGTACAGATAGTTGTAGGTTATAGAAACTTAGATGAACTAGCTGATAAACTAAAAGCATTTTCTTACAGAGTATTAAAAGATGAGTGTCTAGATCTACCTAAGAAAACATTTATGAAACGAGAAGTGTTGTTAACACCAGAACAAACTAAAGCATATCTACAAATGCAGAAGTTAGCTCATGCTCAAATGAATGGTAAAATGATGTCTACTGCTACTGTATTGACTCAGCTGATGAGACTACAACAAATAACTTGTGGCCACTTCACAGCTGATGATGGTACAATACAAGAAATGCCAAACAATAGAGTAGGTGAATTACTTAATCTACTTAATGAAATAGAGGGTAAGGTTGTTATTTGGGCCCAGTTCCAAAGAGATGTACACAATATTATTGAGGTATTATCTAAAGAATATGGAGATGATTCTTACGTAGATTATTATGGACTAACACCACAAGAAGATCGGCAAAATAACATAAAGAAATTCCAGGACCCCGATTCCTCTGTAAGATTTTTTGTAGGAACTACCCAGACAGGTGGATATGGTATCACACTAACCTCTGCATCAACCATGATTTATTATTCTAATGGCTATGATCTAGAGAAAAGACAGCAATCAGAGGCTAGAATAGACCGTATCGGTCAAGAAAAACCGATGACTTACATTGACATTATATGTGAAAATACTGTAGATACGCGAATAGTAAAAGCGCTACGTAAGAAAGTAGATATAGCTACACAGATAATGGGAGAGGATTTAAAAGAATGGATTTAAGACCAGGAGTTGTTATAAGATTTGGACTATGGATTAGTCTCACTATGTGTATGCTTTGGATGTTAAACTAAGTCTTTTGCTTTACCAATTATAGGTTTGTATTTTGTTTTACCTTCTGATTTATATGCGTGCATAAATTGCTCACGTCTTCCTTCAGGTATCCAACTACAATGTATCCATCCCGAATTGGGTTCGCCAGGCGTGTAGAACTCGAGTATGAGCTGATCTGTTTCAAGGTTCATTTTAATCCAATCAGCAACCTCAGCGTTGTCAACTCCAACACATTCGAAATCAGCGGCCTCAGCTTTTGCATGCTGTGAATTTCTAGAACTACCAATCGCTAAACATAAATCTTCACTACGAAATCCTGATGTAACTTTTACTCTTCCGAAGTGGTCACGTACCGGCTGTAAAATATTTTCACAAAGTGCTTTTAGTTTTTCTATTTGACCTGAGTTAGGATTGTTATTGATACCTTTACGTATAGCGGTATCTGATTTAATTAATTCTTGTAAAGAAAAATTACGAGATAGGTTCATTTTTATTTCATGTAGTTCATGACTAAGGCTAAAATTATTGACCCCATTCCAGCAACAATCATGTATTCAATTCTTCTAATACGTTCCTTCATTTCTCTTATTTGTTCGAACGTCTGTTTCTGCATGATTCTACAAAGTTTCTCATGCTCATCTATTTTTTGTAATGCTGATCTCTTGGCCATAATTATCCTGTTGGAAATAATAATCGCAGTTTTTGTTCTGTTGTCAAGCTAGAATATGACCCTGCTGCATTAGGGTTATTAACTATATTTGCATCAATGCTTGGTAAATTTAGTGTTGTTGGTGTTGCAGGTGTGTCTTGCATAATAGGTAGTAATGGATTTTCAAATACAGGAAACTCTGGATCTAATAAAGATATTCTACTCATTGCATTTTGTAAATTAGCTAATGCACTTTGTGCAGAAAGAAAAGGATTTGCTTCACCAATTTTTGCAGCATTTTCTGCAAACGCTTGTTGTATTTCTGGTGATATATTTATTGGTCTAAATAAATTATTTACAACTGAAGCAACCTCTACGTTTGAAAGTCTATCTGTAGAATTTCTTAAACCTGCTTGACTGATACCTAATGTATTAGCTGCATCTAAATCTAATTTAAAATCTTTTCTTACACCAAACAAAGCTCTGTTTGCATTTAAGTATGCATCAACAATTTCACTTGGATCAATTGGTCCACCACGTAAAGCTTCTCTAGTAAACAATTGTCTAGATTCCCTTACACCTCTTTGATAGTTTGCAACTTTAAATTTTAAAGTTCTATCTGGATTAACTGCTACAGATCTAAAACCAAACAAACCTGCAAACTCATCACCAAATTCATACGCTTGTCCAAACTTATCAAACTTACCTTTTTGTATTACATCAACAGACTCAATAGATTGATCTAATCTTTTTAACTGGTTAAGTGAGAACGGCATTTGTGCTTCTACTAGGTGAGCCATAATTTTATATGCCTTGTCGCCAGATGTATCTTGTGGGTTAAACACTTGAAAACCGTCTCTAGTTCTACCACCTCTAGCTATAATATCTGCTACTGCTTCTGTCCAAATAGATTCTGATATAAATGGTTGTGCAAACTCAGACATAGATCCAAACATACCAGCAATGAAATCATTCATCATACCATCTTCATCATTTCTACCATCAGCCACTTGATTTAAAATAGTTTGAATAGGTCTAACTAATGTGTCGTATGCATTAGCGTGACTAAAATCTATATATTTAAAATTACCTTCTTTGTCTTTTATTGGCAGTAGTGTTGAGTTTTTTGACCAGTCAGCTACATATCTTCTAAGAGCTTCTCGCTCTTCGTCTGTTACATCATAAATAGCTGCGAATGCTTCTGCTGTTGCAGCTGGCACTGCTATCGTAGTTGCACCCATACCGAATAATCTAGTGTATCCTATCGATTGAAAAGGTTTTACTACTGTACCATCAGCTAAAATTATTTCTTCATTTATTTCTCTCAGACCACGTCTTACAATATTAGTTCCTGTTCTAGCTATTTCTGCAGGAAACGATACGAAGTTACCAATAGGTAATTTTCTTAATCCTTTTACGAAATCAGATACGTAATCATAGTTAGGTATATTGTTTTTAACTATATCCGCTGCTTCTCTTTTTAGAAAGTTGTCGTCAAACACTTGTTCAATACCATTTCTTGTAAATGTCTGTCCTTTTGTTAGACCGACGTTTGTAAGATTTTTTTCTAATCTAGATTTTTCCATAGCCCATGATGCTATTTTCCAAAAGTCATCTTCGGCTGTATATAAATCTTGTGATACAGATTTTAATTTTGACAATGGTTTGAGTAACATTCTAAATCCTTTGTCAGCTGTCATTGTTTCACCAAAGTTCACATCTTCTAGTAGTCTTGTTAGGTCTCCTAATCTTACGTTAGAGTTTACAACACCAAGTTCTAATAACTCTTCATACAAATCATTTTGTTGTCTTGTACCTTTAAGAGGTGTTTGTAGTGCTTGGTATGCTTGTTTGATAGCTTGGCCATCAGGTATAATACCATTTGCTGTTGCAAAGAAACTAGCACTAACAAAGTTTCTCATGTGTGTTACTGGTGATAGGATTGTTTTAGCTACCTGTGATAAACCTTTTGGATATAGAACTAAGCTTTGATAAAGCTGACCCAACATCCCCGGATCCTGTTGCTGTAGTCCTGTATCTTTTAATGCTTTAGCAACACCAGGTCTTGCAAAAAATTGTGATTCTCCGAAAGGATTTGTTGCACCCATAGCAACATTGCCTTTATCTAATACTTCTTTTTTAACACCTTTACCTGCATCAACAGTTAATCGTTTAGCAGGATCAATTACTTCTACTAGTTGATAGTCTGTACCAAATAATTCTCTAGCTTCATCTTCACTTCTAGCTAAGAAAGGTTTTGTTTGACTTTGTCCTGATCTAAATAGTTCTGCAACTTCATCATTCTTTTTTAATAAGTCTCTGTAAAACATATTACGTCTTGTAAGCATAGATAGTTTTGCAGTAGCACCTATGATTGTCTGCATAGGGTTTCTTTGTTTACCAAATAAATCCTCAAATACTTCTCTATCTGCTTTTGATTTTAATTCACCAATAGATACAAGAGGCTGTGCAGTTCTTCTTTGTAGTGTTTCATCTAGTACAGTTCTATTAACAAAAAAATCTGGTACCTTAAATATAACGTCAGAAGGTTTATCTAATCTAAAACCTTTAGGAAGGTTAGGATCTTTTAAAGTATTAGCTACTATTTCTTCTGCTTGCAAATCTGTGATAGGTTTTCCTGCCTCATCAGCACTTTGTTTAAACACAGTCTTAGCTCTTTCAATTGCTTCTCTTGTAGGCGTGTATGCAAAGAAGGGTAATATACTTTTGTTTTGAAATACATCGTACGTTGCACCAATATAATTTTTAAATTTGTTACCAAATAATTTTTTAAATTCTTGTATTTCGTTTTTACCTAGTGTTCTTCCCAAATTAGAAAACAAGTCAGCCCACTTGTCTCTGATAGTTGTTAGACTACCAAATATAGTACCCATAGTCTCTTCATCTACTTTTAGGTCTTGTAATTTTTTAAGTAATGCTTCTTTTTTTGTTTGGTCTAATGCACCAAACTTTGCATAACCAAGGTCATCTATCTGTGCATCTCCTGATAACAACAAGTCATTAACATCTTTTAGTAGCGCATCTCTTTTCTTTTGATTGACTCTATTAGCTATATTTCTGAACGGTGGAAATATTTTATCGATAGCTAGATCTAGTTCTCTAGATATGTTTTTTGCTTTTACAGCGTCCGCAGATCTTTCACCGATATTAGTTCTCTCGATATCAAAAAACTCTTGGGTCTTACCACTTCTTGCCCTGAACCCCGATGCAATTTTATCTATGAATCTATCTATCTTATCGTTTGAATCTGTAATGTTTTTATTTCTGTTCGTTAATTTCTTAATAACCTTACCTGTGCCTGCAATCACACCTGTGAACAATGCACCTTCAGTACCAAACTTAACTCTGTTTAATAAATCTGTTAACGGATCATCTGTTTCTCTATCTATTTCTGTAGGTCCACCAATCAGGTCACCAAACGTACCAATCTGTTCTACATCACCAACAAACGTTGCTTCACCAACACCACCTCCAATAGCACCACCAATAAATCTATTTGTTTTACCTTTAGTGTTTAAACTTACAACATCATCAGCTAGTTTTTTTACTTGACTTGTAGGTTTAAAATACTTACCGGTTTTTGCTGCTTTCATAGCATCGACTGCTATCTTTGACCCCACTCTAAATCCTGCAGTAGCGGGTATACCAATATTAACTAATGCTTCTGTTATCTGACCAGCTACAGTTGCTTCTGCTTTCTCATCTAATGTCGTAAGATCATCAAAGAATGCTTCAACTCTAGCCGCTCTGTTTTGATCTACACCTAAATCTAATAGTGTTGCACCTAATGAAAAGAAACCTTTTGGTATTGCAAGAAGACCAGAACCTACACCGGCTAGTATAGATTCAATTGTACCTACTCTATTGTTCGATTCGGCTTGTTGTATTTCGAGTTCTCTTAGGCTGGCCATGAGTTACTCCTAACCAATTATTGTATCTAAGCTTACATAATTTGCTGTTTTCTTACCATCTTCTCCAACACCAATTTGAACAGCTCTTCCGTTTACTACATAAACACCTGGATCTATTGTAGAGAAGTTTTCAGTAATGTAATCTATTTCGTCTTTACCTGTGTTATTCTTTTCCCATTTTTGAAATTTAGTGTCATCAAAAGTATCTGTAACCTTACCACCCTTTGATTCAATGAATGATGATACAATATCACTATTAACTAAAGTTCCTTTTGCTTTAGTTGCAGCGACCATATCTGCTACAGAAGTTTCACCTAATGCTTTCTTTCTGTAACCTTCAGGACCTAGTATTGCTAGTTGTTTGTCGAAGTCAGACATTTTAGTTTTGTTAACATCTTTTTGAATTTCAGCTTGTAAAACAGCTGCATCAATTTTCTTTTTAAGATCAGAAGATTTATCTAAGTTTTTAGATATAGCACTAATTAGTTGTGACTGTAGACTACCAGACTTGATAGCTCCTTTTAAATCACCACCTTCTGCTTGTATAATTTTACTTGCATCAATTAATGAGTCGTAAGTTGCTTCTTTATTCATCTTATCTATACCCATTAGCTTGTAATATTTTTGTTTATTTTCGTTAATTCTATCTTCGTTTATTTTTTGTTTTTCTGCATCTGTTTTTGCAGATGTGTTTGGATCACCACCAGTGTCTCCACTAGCTACAGTTTTATTTTTATCTAATCTTTCAATAGGTGTGTCTCCACCTGTTGCATCAGGATCCTTTTTACCTCTTTTAAAATCAGTTCCTAATAAATAGTTTGTAGCACCTAAACCTGCATCAGCTATAAGTCCTGCTCCGCCACTTACTATATCAGGTATATTTTTAATTTGTCCTGCAGCTGTAAAAGCAGTAATTGGATTTTCTCTTATTGCCATACCTAGTCTTCTAGGGTCTGTTAAAGATTGTCTTAAACTTAATTTACCTGTTGCATCCATTGTTGATCCAAAAGGTACGGGTAACTTATTAGGGTTTCTACCACCTAAAGGTATTTTAGAACCTGCATCTCTAAATCTACCACTCGGTAATAGATTTTTAAATCTTTGACCTAGTGTAAGACCTTTACCAAAAACACTTGTGCCTGTACCTGGTGAAGTTGCAAGTCCTCTACCAAAAGCTTTTGCTCCTGCTGCAATTGCTCTAGGCGCTAATGCTCTACCAGCTGCCATTATTCCTTGATACGCTAATGGTGCAAGAAATGCAAAGTGATGTTCTCTACCATCTGTTTTAGGATATCTTTCATCACCAACTAATCCAGTGTTAAATTGTTTACTAAGACCACCATTCTTTAATGGTTCTCTCATACCATCCATAATACCCTCTTTGATAGGGCCGCCGTATCTAAACATTGGTCTATTTAATGTCTTCATATACTACCCGTATAATTTA